GGGTTTGACCCGAACTCAGATGAATACTATACTGAGATCGATCATAGGATTAAAACTGAATTCCCTCATAAGTTCAGCAAAAATGAACCTGTTGAGGAGAATACCTCCAGTAAGCCCAGAGTCGTGCAACCTGTGGCTTCTGTTAAACGAGGTGGTGGAAATGCACGGAAGGTGGTTCGTTTGACACCTAGACAAATTCAAATGGCAAAAAACTTAGGTGTACCATTGAGTGAGTACGCTAAACAAGTAAAGGAGTAAATTAATGGTAAACAAGACTCCAAGGGCTACAGAGAGCAGAGTTAAATCAGAACGTAAAAAATCCTGGGTTAACCCTTCATCTTTGGAAGCACCGCCTGCACCTACTGGATTTAAACACCGTTGGATCAGGGAATCTGTAAGAGGCTATGATGACAAAGCTAATGTCTACAAGCGTCTTCGGGAAGGATACGAATTAGTGAGAGCTGAGGAATATCCTGACTGGAATCTTCCCACAATCGATGACGGTAAACACGCTGGGGTGATAGGAATAGGGGGATTACTGTTGGCTCGTATTCCTTTGGAAATCGCTGAAGACAGAAACAAACACTTCGAAGATCAGACTAGAGCTGCTCAAGAAGCTGTCGACAACGATCTTTTAAAGGCTAGCGATCCAAGAATGCCGATCAGTAAACCCGACAGGCAAAGTAGAGTGACATTTGGTGGTAAGTCCAGTAAAGAATCCTAAGTATAAATTTTCTGGGTTAGCTAACTGATGTCATAAATTAATAACAATAAACTCAAAAGGAGTATTATTATGGCTAACCAAGACGCACCATTCGGCTTTAGAGCCGTCGGTAAAGTGGGCGGTGGCGTGTCAAACCAAGGGCAAACTGAATATACAATTGCCAATGGTGAAGCATCCGCTATCTTCCAGGGTGATCCTGTCAAGCTCGTAGCAAACGGTAACATCGATGTTGCTTCAGCTGCTGGTGATACTATTGTTGGTATTTTCAATGGTTGTTTCTACACAGATCCAACTACTTCAAAGCCAACTTTTTCAAATAGCTATCCAGGTGGCGTTGCAGCAGCAGACATCGTTGCAAACGTAATTGACGATCCAAACCAATTGTTTGAAGTTCAAGCAAGTGGAACAGTAACTGCAGCTAACGTTGGTGAAAACGCTGAAACAGCTTACACCGCAGGTAGCACTATTTCTGGTTCTTCAAAAGCAGAAGTTGGTACTTTTGCATCTAACGCTTCATCCACATGGATAATCGTTGGTCTTTCAAAAGATCCAGAAAACAGTGACACTACAGCTGCTAACGGAAACCTAATAGTGAAGCCTAACCTTCACTTCTACACAGGTGGAAAGGCAGGGGTATAATCCATGGCTATATCAAGAAGTCAACTCGTTAAAGAGTTAGAACCAGGCCTAAACGCACTGTTTGGTTTGGAGTATGATAGATACGAAAACGAACATGCTGAAATCTTTGATACTGAGTCTTCAGACAGAGCATTCGAAGAAGAGGTAATGTTATCCGGTTTCGGATCTGCACCCGTAAAGACAGAAGGTTCTGGCATTTCATATGACAATGCTGAAGAAACCTTTACAGCTCGTTACACACACGAAACAATTGCATTAGCATTTGCAATCACAGAAGAAGCAATCGAAGATAACCTCTACGACAAGCTAGCTGCTAGATACACAAGAGCTCTTGCAAGATCAATGTCAAACACAAAGCAAGTGAAAGCTGCTGCTGTTCTTAACAATGCATTCAGCACATCACAGCTTGGTGGTGACGGCGTTACATTGTGTAACACAGCACACCCAATTCAGGCAGGTACTTTCTCAAACAGAAGTGCAACTGATGCGGACTTAAACGAAACATCACTTGAGCAAGCATTAATTGATATTGCTGCTTTTGTTGACGAGCGTGGTTTAAGGATTGCGTTACAAGGTACAAAACTAATCGTTCCTTCTAACTTGCAGTTCACAGCTGAAAGACTATTACAGTCTCAGTTAAGACCAGGCACAGCCGACAACGATGTGAACGCTTTAAGAAACAAGGGTATGATTCCTCAAGGTTATGTGGTCAACCACTTCTTAACAGATACTGATGCGTATTTCATCAAGACTGACGCCCCTAACGGCTTCAAGTACTTTGAAAGAACACCTATCAGAACTGCTATGGAAGGTGATTTCGACACAGGTAACATGAGATACAAAGCAAGAGAGAGATATTCTTTCGGCTTCTCAGACCCAAGAGCTGTATACGGTTCACAAGGTTCTTAATCGAACGTTCCCTCCTATATAACTTAAAAAGGGCGGTTGTATCCGCCCTTTTTTTATGCCATATTGAAAGTCTAGCACAACAAGTCACACAAACTGAGCTAGCAGACGGTATAGAGATTGTGTGGCGAGGTCTATACAACCATGGAGGTTTATTATGGCAACAACTACATTCACCGGTCCTATTAAGGCCGGAGATATATTAAACACATCAGGCACAACTGTAGGCACTGATGTAAAAAACGTCGGTCAGGTCGTTATGGCTCAATCAGCTTATATTGATATCACTGGCGCTTCTCACCTAAACCAAGTTATCGCAACAATTCCTGCAAACTCACAAATTACTGATGTTATTTTAAATGTAACAACTGTTAATGATGATACTAATGCAGCGACTGTTTCTGTTGGCACCACAGATGATGGTGATGCTTTTATTGCAACTGCAAACGTAAAAGCTTTAGGCACAACTTATGGTACTTTAGATACTGAAGCATCAAATGTTGGTTCAACTGACATTCAAGTTCTTGCTGACTTTACAGGCACTGATGGTGACGGAACAACCGG